GTGGTTGGGTATGATAATTATCACCATTAGATGTACTTTGTCTACTTAATGCTTTATCATCATATCCTTTAAAATCTGTTTCTACAAAATCTTGTACAATACTATCTATCTTAAAATAAGCCATATTGTTTATAGCTGGATTAGGTGGTGCTTTTAATAACATTACTGTATCATTTATATACAATATTAAAACATATTTAACATTAAATTTATTAACCAATATGTTTTGTGGTATTCCTTTTGCTCTAATTACTATATCTGTATATGCTGGTGTAATAAACCTAGCATTATTTAACATTTGTGTTTCTAATTCTACTGCCATTATTCTATGTCTTTACTTACAAACTTTAAAAATTGTTGTGTGTCCTTAGCATATGCTTTTATAAAATCTTTAGGTAACTCTCTATATGCTACATTAAAAGCATCAGTAAAAAAATTACTAGGTTCTATGCCATATAACTTTATATTTTTAGCTATTAAAAACACTATACTTTTACGTGGTATAAATTTACCCTTGTCATCTCTAACACCTTTTATACCCTTTCTAACTACCCATTTGTCTATTGCGCCAATATTAGCTATTTTACTAGAAGTTTTAAAAGCGTAAGGTGACTTAGGTGCTTTTGCATTTGACTTACTACCTTTAACACCCTTATCTACAAATTTTGCATACCCTTCTGCTACAAAAGACATATCAACTGCACCACTTTCGTAAACATTTAAATAGTAACCTAAACTACTACCTAAATCACCACTAGCATTTTTGCCTTTAGCATTTAATATACCTCTAGCAGTTTGCACTACCTTTTTACCAAAGGTGTCTAATACCTTTTCTACATTACTCATTATGCAGTTGCTATAAACACTTCAAACTCTCAATATCATCAGTAGTTGTAATACCAGCTTTTGATGCTGCACCATTACCATTAGGTGTGAAATACACTACACTTGATTGTGCTTTTAATTCAGTTGCAGAAGATGTTGCACTAAATGCTTTTGTTAATACTAAAGCATCTGTATCGTCTAAGTTAGTAACTCGTATGTATTTAACATCTTCTACGTCAAACTGGTCGTTTGTAACAGTAGATATAAAAGTAGCTAAAGTAACTGTTGTACTCGCTGGTATTGTAAATATACGTTTAGAAACATTACCTATACCTGTAATTGATTTAGTTATAGTTTGGTCGTATTGTGTACCATTTAATGTTATTTGTTCATTTATTTGTACGCTTAATGTTGCGCTAGAAACTGTTGTAGCCATTTTTTATTATTTATATTATTATTATATTATACTTATATTAGTTATTTATATTAATTATCTATATTTATATTATATATATTCTTGTTAGTGTTACTTCGTTGTTACTATATGCTTGTAAGTTACTCACTCTTAATTATTTACTATGCAAAAGCAGTACCACCAACACAAGCACTTGCATCAAAACTAACTTTTATGCTTATTGTAGCAGTCCAGCCACTAACTTCATTATCAAATCTTTCTGTAAAAGGCTCACAAGATATATTATCATCTATCTTTATCATATGCCTAAAATCTTCATAGTCTGCATCAAATACAGAGTTTTTTAACTCACTGTATATATCACCTATTACTTGCAGCATATCACTTAATACATCATCTTCGTTACTTTCATCTTTTTTTACTAAGTCCATAGCTATAAACTGAAAGTTATATGTTAATTCGTGTGGTGTATATGTAGCAGTATTAGTAGATATGTGTAGTAAAGGGTATGTAGTTTCTACTAAATCTACTTCAAATATATCACCTATTGTAGTTGTTTGTATTATTAAACTATCAGTACCTATTTTTCTAAATAAATCATATAACATATTTAGTGTTACATTTTTTATTTCTTCACCTTTGTATATTATCATCTTTTATTTTGTATATATGTTAAATCTTTTTTGTAAGCTATAAAATTAAAACACTCATTTACACTTAATTCTAATACATCATTAAATTTTAATATATCACCATCAGATAAACTATAAACTAGACTA